CAAAAGCAAGAAAAAGTAGGTCAATAGCAGAAGGCATTGCAAATAGCAATGCTATTCCTAATGTAACACACACTGTTAATTACGAAACAAATACAATAGCAAATGGCGGCAAAGGATTGCAAAAAGACTTTGATAATGCCTGGGCTGTAGTTGGAACAACTAGCAATACCCTTATTGAAAGTGCGTGTTTAGGTATCCCTACATTTGCATTAGACGACACTGCAATGTGTTGGCCAGTTAGTCAACCAAATCTATCATATATAGACAATCCAAAATTAGATATACCTCGTGAACAATGGTTATATGATTTAGCATATACGCAATACTACTATCACGAACATCAATTAGGTGTTGCGTGGAATAGACTCAAACCTTATTACTTTTCTTAGATAAACTACGTATATAAATACTAGCGGAGAATCCTTATGCAAACAACATTATATCAAGACTGGACTATATTGTCTGGCGATAGTACTCTACATAGAGCACTCAAAAGAGCACGAAAAACAGATGTTGTTGATTATCAGTATAAACAACTTAACACAGCAATGTCGTGTTGCAAGCAATTTAGAACAGCAATTGATGTAGGAGCAAACTATGGCATAATGTCATATCATATGTCAAAAAGATTTACTAACGTGCATGCATTTGAAATTGAACCTAACGTTTATAACTGCTTAGAAACAAATGTAAAACACTTTAATCTAGATAATGTACAAACACATGCATGCGGGCTTGGTAATAAAGAGCAAACTGTTTCACTGACTTACATCGGCAATAAAGAGAAATCTGACTCACGGCCTTACAAAGGAACAAGTACATTTGGCACACATGTTACTCCTGATTCAAGTGGTGATATCTTAGTAAAAACAATGGATAGTTTTTCATTTACGGATGTTGATTTTATTAAAATGGACGCTGAAGGGTTTGAGCCACTTATTATAAATGGCGGCATTGATCTAATAGCAAAATATAAGCCTGTAATACTATACGAATGCAAAGGGCACGAAACTAGATACGGCTATGCAAAAGACGAAGTTGGTCAACAATTAAAGAAGTTTGGCTATGTCAAAATAGCAGATGCAGGTAACAAAAACGCAATTATAGGTGTGATAAATTAAATGAAACAAGTATATAATTATTGGATGCCAGATAGCGATAATCATTTTTATAGGATGATTACTAAGCGTGTTAAAAATGGAGGACCGGCTGAATACCAAGATGATGTTAGAGATGCTGCTTACAAATATGTTACAGACTTTGATCTTGCAATCGACGTTGGAGCAAATGTAGGGCTATGGGCAAAGCCATTAACTGAAAAATTTAAACAAGTTTTTGCTTATGAACCTATGCAGCAAGTACATGAATGCTTAGAACTTAATGTAAAAGGATTGCCAGTGCAAGTTAATTTTTTTGCATTAGGCAGTGTTAATGATAAAGTTACTATGGAATTTGATAAAGACAATACTGGTAATAGTTATGTTTCTGATATTGGTACTGGCAACATAACTATTAAACGCATGGATGATTTAAATTTGCCTAAATTTGGATTATTAAAAATTGATTGTGAAAGACACGAGTTAGAAGTGTTAAAAGGAGCAACAGAAACAATTTTAAGATACAAACCCATTATTGTATGCGAGCAACATCCTGATACAAATGAGTGTGCCGGAGAGTATATAAAATCATTAGGTGCTATTGAATTTACTAATGTACGTAAAGATTATATATTTGGCTGGAACTAATACCAGTTTAGCTATCCGCTTATAAACTACACACATAAATATCTACATGAGCAAAGTAGTATTAGTCACAGGTGGATTTGACCCACTACATAGCGGCCATATTAAATATTTTAAAGAAGCAAAGCTGCTTGGCGATCGATTAATCGTTGGCCTAAATTCAGACGAATGGTTAGAGCGTAAAAAAGGTAAAGCATTTATGCCTTGGAATGAGCGCCTATGCATTGTAAATAACTTACAAATGGTAGACGAAGTTTTTACATTTATGGACGATGATGATTCTGCTATAAACTTTATAAAACAAGTTAAAGCACATCACCCTAAGGATCATTTAATTTTTGCAAACGGCGGCGATAGGACAGAAAAAAACATTCCAGAAATGTCCGTTGAAGGTGTTGAGTTTGTATTTGGTGTAGGTGGTGAGAACAAAGCCAACAGTTCAAGTTGGATACTCGACGAATGGAAAACACAAAAGACTGAACGTGACTGGGGTTACTGGCGTGTGTTGGATCATAAGCCCGAACAAGGCTACAAAGTAAAAGAACTTGTAATCTATCCAGGCAAAGCACTAAGTGACCAAAAACATTTTAAACGTTCGGAACAGTGGATGGTTCTAGAAGGTGTAGTTGATATGCAAACTGAGTGGAACGGAAATATAACACAATTAAAATTAAAGCCTCACGGAGTGCCTTATGAAATTAGCAAGGAAGTTTGGCACTTAGCATCTAACACTGGTACAGAAAATGCACACATACTAGAAATACAATGGGGTGAGTGCGTTGAAGAAGATATAGAAAGAAGAGACACATGAAAGTATTTGTAGGCTACGACCCAAGAGAAGACATGGCATACCAAGTATGCAAACACAGCATCGAACGGCATAGCCCAACAGCACAAGTTATTCCGCTAAAACAAAAAACTCTAAGAGAACAAGGCTGGTATCAAAGATCTAATGATAAACTAGCAAGTACTGAATTTACATTTACACGTTTCTTAGTTCCAGAACTTGCGAACTTTGATGGGTGGGCAGTGTTTATGGATTGTGACATGTTGCTTAGAACAGATATTGCAGAGTTGTTTGCACAAGCAGATGATACAAAAGCAGTGATGTGTGTACAACATGACTACGCACCTAAAGAAGGCACAAAGATGGACGGGCAAACACAAACAGTTTATCCACGCAAGAATTGGTCTAGCATGATGCTTATTAATTGCGGACACCCTGCTAACAAAAGACTTGACATTGATTTAGTAAATGAGAAAGAACTTAACGGAGCATACTTTCATAGATTTAGTTGGCTAAAAAGTGATGATCTAATTGGTGAACTATCACCTGAATGGAATTGGTTAGTAGGACACTATAACGAGCCAAAGGATGGCTCACCAAAACTATTACACTATACAGAAGGCGGACCGTGGTTTGAAAACTACAGACACTGTCAATATAATCAAGATTGGAAACTAGAATTACAGGACATGATGAATGAGTAGTAAAGTATTAAGTATAGATGATGTACCAGAAGAAGATTTTGAATTATTTTATGATAATTTTCTATGTGACTTTTTAAAGGGCATTCGTAAAACTAACATTACAACGAATACAAAAGGTACTACGCTTGTTAGGGGAGTAGGTGGCAAAAGTCAAAAAGCATATAGAAGATGTTGGGAGTTGGGGCAGAAGTTCTATGCTATAGATACAGGTTACTTTGGAAATTTTAAACATAAAACTTGGCACCGTATTACATGTGATGCATTACAAAATATGGAGGAATTTATAGAACGTCCAGATGATAGACTTAGATCTATATTAAAGCAGAAATCTTGGCAAGATATTTTTGTGCCGTTTACACCTGGTAGGAAAATTATAGTATGTCCGCCTAGTAATAAAGTTATGAATATGTTCCATCAACCCGACGCTGAAATATGGACTGAGGATGTAGTAACACAATTAAGAACATTAACTGATCGTCCTATAGAAGTTAGGTTAAAGCCTAGTAGATTTGATCGTGTTAGTTCTAATACAATGCAACAAGCACTTGCTGACGATGTACATTGTCTTATAACATATAATAGCATAGCTGCAACAGAAGCGTTAATGAATGGTAAAGCTGCTATATCATTGGGCCCAAATGCAGCTAGTAGAATATGTGAAACAGACTTAAAAAATATCAACAATCCAAGAATACCAACTGAGGATGAAATGTATGCATTTTTAACTCATTTATCTTTTTCACAATTTACACAATCTGAAATGTTAAACGGTAATGCATGGAAAATATTGCAGGATCAAATGTAATGCAGATATCAGTTGCTTCTTACCTAAAAGGAATTCCTAGTAAAAACGTAAATCCTCAAAAAACAGCAATTATTATGGATTTTATTGAGGGTGTCAATGTGTCAGGCGATATCGGTAACGTTATTACAAATTACGATATAGCAAACGTAGACGTAGCCGTAGTACAAGGATTTGTACATCCTAATAGTAGAAATTCATCACATTTAACTTTAAGAAAAAATGTATTTGAATCACAGCAACAGCGTGGAAAACGTAGTATAATTGTTGATAGTAATTTATTTTTATATGCAGATCCTGTTAACACAAAAACGTTCTTGCGTTATAGTTATGACGGAATATTTCCTAACACTGGCGAGTATTGCAATGATACTCCTAATCCAGAGCGTTGGGACATTCTTAGTCGCGCCTTAGGCATTAGCTTAAAGCCTTGGAAAACCGGTGGCCGCAATATTTTAATTTGCTGCCAACGAAATGGAGGCTGGAGCATGAACGGCAAGGAATTATTACCTTGGTTAATTAACACTATTGCTCAAATTAAAAAATATAGTGATAAACAAATTGTAGTTAGATTTCACCCAGGTGACAAACGTACCAAAGAACATAAAATAGAATTACAAAAACATCGCCTACGTAATGTAGTTATAAGTAATACTGAAAGCATATTACAAGAATTTACACATGCACATTGCATTGTAAACTATAATAGTAGTCCAGCAGTTGCAGCAGCAATTGAAGGAGTTCCGGCTATTGTTTTAGACCCAGTAAGAAGTCAGGCAGCAGACGTATCACATCATAGTTTAGATAACATAGAAAATTTACAAGAGTTTGATAGAGAAGTATGGGCATTTAAAATGGCACAAATGCACTGGACACTAGACGAACTTAACAACGGAACAGCATGGAAGCACCTAAGGAAGTGGGCAATAAAATGAGCAAAGCAATAACAGTAGTAACAACGTTTCACCCAGCAGGATTATCAAAATACGGACAGCGTATGATTGATAGTTTTGCATTAAACATTGACAAGCGTATTAAGTTGTTAGTGTATGCAGAGGATTGTAAGCCTGTTAATCCTGATCCAAGCCGCATTGAGATATTAGATGCAAAGGTAGCATTACCTAAACTAAATGCATTTAAATC